CTATGCTCCTCCGCACACGATGAAGGGCGAGAAAGTCGCTCCTAAAGAGAATCCTGGCTCTGGTAAAAACTTGAGCCGTGCTGACACTGTGGAAATGACTGTTGGTAATATCAATAAGTCTAATGGTGGCGAGCCTAAGACGTCCGGCATCAAGATGCGCGGTACTGGTGCGGCTACTAAAGGCTTGATGAGCAGAGGCCCGATGGCATGAATTACGCCGACCTTGTCACGCAGGTAAGCGATTACTGCGAGAACTCTTTCCCAACTGACAATATGAATACGTTCATTCGTCAGGCGGAGCAGCGCATCTATAACACCGCGCAGCCTGCTAACTTGCGAAAGAACGTGACGGGCGCATTAACCACTGGCAATAAGTACCTTCAGTGTCCATTAGACTTTTTGTCTGTATACAGCCTTGCCGTATACCCGTACAACACTACGACAGCTACAGGAACGTCTGGTCAAAAGACGATTGTGGTAACTAGTACGACAGGTATTGAAGCAGGTCAACAAGTGACTGGTACAGGTATTGGTACAAATGCACAAGTTAGAAGTATTGCGGGCACTACGGTCACATTAACAGTGGCTAATAGCGGCACCGTGTCTGGTGCTGTGGTGTTCCAAGGTGATTACCTGTACTTACTTAACAAAGACGTTAACTTCATTCGTGAGGCCTATCCTCTGTCAGCACAATTAAGTGAGCCGCGCCACTATGCAATCTTTGGCCCCCGATCAGACGATGTAAACGAGTTGACGTTCATTGTTGGCCCTACTCCAAGTGCCGCATACATTGCAGAACTTCACTACAACTACTACCCCGAGTCAATTGTTACCGCCGGCACCACTTGGCTGGGTGATAACTTTGATTCTGTATTGTTGTATGGAACTATCTGTGAGGCTTACACCTACATGAAGGGTGAGGCCGATATGGTTCAGCTTGCTCAAAGCCGTTATGTACAGGCTATTGCTCTGTATAAGAACTTGGCAGACGGCAAACAACGTGCTGATGCGTACAGGGATGGACAAGTTCGGACGGCAGTCTCATGAGTATTATTCAAACACAGACCACCAGCTTCAAGGCGGAGCTGTACCAAGGTATTCACGACCTTACTACAGACGTTATCAAAATTGCTTTGTACACGGCCAGCGCCGATTTAAACGAAGCAACCACGATCTACTCGTCTACCAATGAAGTAGTGGCATCTGGTTACACAGCTGGTGGGTCTATCTTGACGCCGATTACAGTAGCATCTTCTGGGTATACGGCCTATGTTGGGTTTCCTAACGTATCTTGGAATGCCGCATTAACAGCAAGATGTGCTTTGATCTATAACGTCACACAGGGTAACAAGTCTGTGGCCGTGCTTGATTTTGGATCTGACAAGACATCAACAACCACGTTCACTATCACAATGCCAGTAAATGGCCCAACCACTTCGTTAATTAGGAGTTCAAATTGATTGTTACTACAACCAAAGGCGACATGGACGAATCATTGCTTGAAAAGCGTGAAGGTTCATTGGATAATGACAACGAAACAACCACATGGGTGGAGTATTGGTTGGACGGCGAATTAGTACATCGTTCTGCTCATGTGGCTTTGAAAAAATCCATGTTAGCGGGTCTTGAAGCAGCATCACTAGGATAAATCATGGCGAATACTCAAAGTATGTGCACCTCTTTCATGGGGCAGTTATTGAATGGCGGTCACCAATTTGGCACTATTACGTTGACCAGCAGGGGTAGTTTGACTGCCCCAACTGTAGACACGTTTAAGGCGGCTTTGTATTTGGTGGGTGCCACTGTTAACGCATCAACCACTGCTTACAGTGCGAGCAATGAAGTGTCGTCAGCCAACTATTCGGCTGGTGGTGTGGTAATTACCAACGCCAATGTGCCTGTAGCTACAAACGCTTCAGCTACCGCAGGGGTGGCTTATTGGACTCCTTCGGCAAGTATTGTCTACGGGGCCACGGCAACACCTGTAACCTTTGCTGCTTTTGATGCGGTGTTGATTTATAACTCCACACAGGGCGACACAGCGGTTAGCGTTCACACATTCAGCAGCCAGACCATTACGTCTGGGGTGTTTACGTTGACGATGCCGACAAGTTCAACGACAACTGCGTTATTGCGTTTGTCTACAACTTGATGTCATGTCTCTTGGATGGGGCGATGGTACATGGGGTAGTAGTGTCTGGGGCGGCGGTGAACTTGCCATCACGGGCGTTGAAGCAACGGGCGCAGTTGGGTTAGTAAAGGTAAGTGTTGAGGTAGCTCTCTCAGGTTTAACGGCATCTGGGTTGGTTGGGACGGTTGTAGCAAGCACTGAGACAGCTATCACAGGCGTAGCGGCAACGGGAGCCGTAGGGTCAGTAGGTATTGAAAAAGCAATAGCCCTGACAGGTGTTCAAGCAACCGGCGAGGTCGGAACGGTAGTAAGTAGTACAGCGATAGCTCTGACGGGTGTATCGGCAACGGGTGATGTAGGAACGGTCGTACCATCGTACATTATTGTTGAGAATGGGACTTTTGCCAGCGGGTTTGTTGGGACGGTGGTTCCAGCGTTCTCCGTAGCTTTGACAGGTGTGGTATCGGCGGGTGCGGTTGGAACACTGGGTGTTTTGCATTCTCCGGCTTTAACGGGTGTAGCTGCAACAGGCGCAGTTGGGTCGGTAGGAATTAACAAGTCAATAGCCTTAACGGGCGTATCGGCAACTGGAGCGGTTAACGCATTTTCACAGGCGTTTGGGTGGAGTGTTATAGATGACACGCAGACCGCAAACTGGCAGAATATTGGTAACACGCAGACTGCAAGCTGGCAGAATATTGGTAACACACAGACAGCGGCATGGGCTGATGTTTCAACGAATTAGGAGTTTTAAATGACTACAGGCGCAACGGGACAATTAGGTTTAGCTCTACCAGTACAGGGTGAACTCTCCGGCACATGGGGCGATACCGTTAACAATGGTCTAACGCAGTACATCAATATTGCTATTGCAGGCACTTTGACCTTAACAGGTGATGGCGCGGTAACTCTGGCGAACACCACTGGTGACGCTTCAGCTTCTAATGTCACATCCACCCTTACGGGCGCGGGTACAGTTACAGCCCAGTTTGCTATTGTTCGGGTCACAGGTACGCTAACAACTGCCAAGGTAGTCACTGGCCCTAGCTACAGCAAGACATACACAGTGGTGAACGCTGCCACGGGCGGTATTGTTACGTTTAAAGCATCAGGCCAGACTGGTGTATCTGTTGCTGTAGGCGAGACAGCGTTTGTTTACTTCAACGGCACTGACTATGTGAAGGTTGTTGGTACGGCTACGGCTGGCGCGGCTGGTGGTTCTAACACTCAGGTGCAGTTCAACAGTTCTGGCGTATTGGCTGGTTCTTCTGCGTTTACTTTTGTTGGTGGCACTACTGTAACGATGGCTAATGATGCCTCTATCAGCGGTCTGACTGTTGGTAAAGGTGCAGGTGCTGTATCTACTAACACGGCATTGGGTGCTAGTGCTATGACAGGCTCTGGTGGTGAGAACACAGGTATTGGTAGTTCAGCACTGGGTTCAAACACAACTGGCGTACAAAATGTGGCAGTAGGTAGATTGGCTTTACAACAATCTACAACAACTCAAGATAGTGTTGCTGTTGGTTATGCGGCATTGCAGACTTCAAGCACAGGAGGCTACAACACGGCAGTAGGTTCATTAGCCCTAAATGCCAACACCACCGCTAATTTTAATAACGCACTTGGTTATAACGCATTAACAGGAAACACAACTGGGGCAAGCAATAACGCTTTTGGTGCGGCGGCATTAGGGGCAAATAGCACAGGCTCTAATAATGCCGCTTTTGGTCATCAGGCTCTTAACCAAAACACCACAGCATCTAACAACGTTGCTATTGGTCATCAGGCGGCTTACAGCAATACAACTGGGACAATGGTAGCAATGGGTTACCGTGCGCTTTACTCAAACAGCACAGGAGGTAACAACACTGCTGTAGGTTATGAGGCGATGTATGGTAATGGTACTGGAGGAAACAACACTGCCTATGGTTTTAACGCCCTGTATACCAATGGAACAGGCGGTAACAATACAGCTATTGGGTTGCAAGCATTAGTATCAAACAGCACAGGCAATAACAATACCGCTTTAGGTGCTTCCGCACTCAACAACAATACCGCTAGTAATAATATTGCAGTTGGCTACCAAGCTGGATATACCAATTCAAGTGGTCAATACATGACCGCAGTCGGTTATCAAGCGGCACACTTAAACACTACTGGTGAAGTTGCCGCAGTCGGTTATCAAGCGGCATTTAGCAATACTACGGGTACGGCAAATACTGCTTTTGGGCGCTACCGTCCTTTGTACGCTAACACTACTGGAAATAATAATACTGCTATTGGCGATCAAGCACTTCTCAGCAATACCACAGCATCTGACAACACTGCGGTTGGATATAGCGCACTTTCCTCCAACACTACAGGTGCAAACAATGTCGCTGTTGGTGCTATTGCATTAGCTAACAACACCACAGCATCTGCCAACACTGCTGTAGGTTATCAGGCGTCATACAGCAATACGACTGGACAAATAACTGCAATTGGATATCAGGCCGGTTATTCCAACACAACGGGCATTCAAAGTACTTTTGTTGGCTATCAGGCTGGCTTAAACACAACTGGTACTGCAAACACGTTTATTGGTGCGGGTACTAATTCAGCCGCAGGTTACTCTGTTACCACAGGTACAAAAAACACCATCCTTGGTGGTTATTCTGGAAACCAAACATTACCTTACACAGGAAATACTTTAG